CAAACAGGTGTAGAATATTCGGCACAAGATAAACCTATGAATGGTAAATTACAAATAATAGGTAATTCAACAGGTCAATTTTGTAATACAGATTATTCACCTGATACACGAGAAAGAGATTTTTATATTTTTCCATATGATATGCGTCATTCAGTTAATCCTTTTAACGGACCAGGTTTAAGAAGAACATTGTCTTTTAATTGTGATGTATCATACAACCCAATAAATAATAGGAGCGCTTATGATCATCACAGAACCTAAATGGAAGAGTTGGGTAGTTGAAACAACTGCCCCTTTATTTACACCTGAACAATGTCAAGAAATTATTAGTGCAGGACGTAGGCAACAACCTCAAAAAGCAGCAGTTGGTATGGGTAAACCAGGGGGAAGCGGTATTGATACTAAAAAAAGAACAACAACTATATCTTGGTTGCCTTTTGAAGAAATGAAACCAATGTACAATGATATTAATAAATTTATACAAAAAGCAAATAGAAATCATTTTGGTTTTGAAAATGTAGCAATTACAGAAATGGCACAGTTTACAGAATACCCTGAAGGAGGTTTTTATGATTGGCATATGGACACAGACGTTAATATGCAATACGAACCACCGGTTAGAAAAATATCTATGACTTTATTGTTATCTCCTGAAAATCAATTTGAAGGTGGGGACTTAGAACTTATGGCTCCAGGTAAAAGAGCAAACCTTAAACAAGGCTATGCTATAACATTTGCTTCTTTTATAAATCATAGAGTAGCACCCGTAACTAAAGGAGTTAGACAATCACTTGTTATGTGGTTTGGTGGAGAACCATTTAAATGATTATTGAAAAATTTTTTCCAACATTTGTATATGGTAAAGATGTAAAATTAGACAATAATAAATTAGCACAAGATATTATTAATTGGTCTAATCAAGATAAAGGTGTATCTAAAACAAATGTTAAAGGTTGGCATTCAACAACAGATATGGGTACAAAACCAGAGTATCAACCATTAGTTATAGAGTTAATGAGGATGCAAAAAGAAATATACGACAATGAACATTTAGATAGACATGCAAAACTTGGTAATATGTGGGCTAACATTAATCCACCAGAAGGTAGGAATCAATCACATATACATTCTAATTCTTTATTTAGTGGAGTATATTATATAAAAGTTCCACCTAAATCTGGTAGACTTAAAATATATGACCCAAGACCAGGTGCACAATTTATTATGCCTACAAGAAAACCAGGTAATCCCGGTAAAGATTTATGGCGAGATGCAAAACTTGATCCTATACCTGGTAGAATAATAATGTTTCCTGCATGGTTGTGGCATTCAGTTGAGGAAAATAAATCAAATGATATAAGAATATCAGTAAGTTTTAATTTTATACAAGATGGTTTTTAATAAATATCAAGTAATAAAAAATGCAATTAGTTATGAATTAGCTAATTTTATATTTAACTATTTTTTACTTAAACGTGATGCAGTTAAATATATGTATGATAATAATATAACATACGACAATGGTATGTTAGGCACTTGGAAAGATGAACAAATTCCTAATACATATTCTAATTATGCTGACCCTGTAATGGAAACATTATTAATGAAAGTATTACCTAAAATGCAACAGGAGACAGGTCTTGAATTAATACCAACATATTCTTACGCTAGAATATATAAAAATGGTGACATACTACATAAACACAAAGATAGACCTAGTTGTGAGATATCTACAACCATTTATTTAGGTGGTGACCCGTGGTCTATATTTGTAGAGGGCACAGAAGTCTTGCTTGATGTAGGGGATATGTTAGTATATAGTGGTTGCGAGTTAGAACATTGGAGAGAACCTTTTGAAGGAAACACTTGCGCTCAAGTATTTCTTCATTATAACCATGTAAATGGTCCTTTTGCTAAAGACAATAGGTTTGACAAAAGGCCGATGTTAGGTATTCCAAAATAAGGAATATATAATATAATGGAGTTCTATGTTACAAAAAGTAAAATTTGCACCAGGATTTAATAAACAAGTTACAGCAACCGAAGGCGAAGGCCAATGGGTTAATGGTGACAATGTTAGATTTAGATATGGTTTACCTGAAAAAATAGGTGGTTGGTCTCAATTAGGTTCAGTTGATATTACAGGACGTAATACAGCTATTCACCATTTTGTAAATACATCAGGAATTAAATATGCAGTCCTTGGTACAAACAGAATATTGTACGCTTATTCTGGTGGTATTTTTTATGACATACACCCAATTAAATCTACAACAACTTTAACATCAGCTTTTTCTACAACTAATGGATCAGCAATTGTAACTTTGACTTTTGCATCAGCTCACAATGCAAACAAAGGTGATATTTTATTATTAGATAATTTTACATCTATAACTAATTCTAATTTTGTAGCTGCAAATTTTAATGACAATAAATTTCAAGTAACAAGTATACCAACAACAACTACCTTAACACTTACAATGGCATCTAATGAATCAGGATCAGGAGCAAGCACCTCTGGTGGGATTAGGGTAAAACATTATTTTCCAGTTGGTGTTGCTCAAGAAGTTGCATCAACAGGTTGGGGACTTGGTTCGTGGGGCGGTCAAGAAGCTGCAACATTTACATCAACTTTATCATCAGGAATTAATGCATCGGTTACAACTTTAACTATGGCTAGTGCATCATCTTTTCCAACATCAGGAACGGTTATTATAAGTTCAGAAATAATTACCTACACAGGTGTAAGTGGTAATACTTTAACAGGTTTGACAAGAGGAGCATCGGGCACAACAGCAGCAATACATTCTTCAGGAGCAGAAGTAAGAGACTCTTCAGGATACGCAGGTTGGAATACAGCAGTATCGGGTGACGTAGTAACAGCGCCTGGTATTTGGTCTTTAGATAATTTTGGTAATAAACTTGTTGCAACTGTAACAGGCGGTGAAACTTTTGAATGGGATTCAAACCCAACAACTGCTAATAGCACTAGAGCAACAGTTATTACAAGTGCACCAACGGCATCAGAATTTAGTTTGGTATCAACACCAGATAGACACTTAATATTTTTTGGAACAGAAACAACTATTGGTGATCCAACAACTCAAGATCCAATGTTTATAAGATTCTCGTCTCAAGAAGATATTAATACATACACACCATCTGCTACTAACACTGCAGGTACACAAAGACTTGCAGATGGATCAAAAATTGTTGGGTCAATTAGAGGTAGAGATGCAATTTATATTTGGACAAACACAGCAATGTTTATTATGAGATTTGTTGGTCCTCCATTTACTTTTTCATTTCAACAAGTAGGTACTAACTGTGGATTAATTGGACCAAATGCAGCCGTAGAAGTTGATGGTACAGCATATTGGATGTCTGATAATGGTTTTTTTAGATACACTGGTAAACTAGAATCACTACCATGTTTAGTTGAAGACCATGTTTACGATGATATAAATACAATTCCAAAACAACACATTAATGCAGGATTAAATAATTTGTTTGGAGAAATTATGTGGTTCTATCCTAGTTCTGGATCAGGCACAGTTAATAGAATGGTTACATTTAATTATTTAGACTCAAGCGCAGAAAGACCAGTATGGACTGTTGGCACATTAGCTAGAACTGCGTGGCAAGATTCTGCTGTCTTTGGTAAACCGCATGCAACAGAATATGATGCAGATGGTACAACTGCTGCAACAGATGATAATCATGTTATTGGTTGCACTGATGGTGTGTCTACATACTTTGAACATGAAACAGGTTTAAATCAAATTAAAGAAGGTGCAATAACTGCAATTACTGCAAGTATTGAATCTGGAGATTTTGATATTGGATCACAAGGACTTGGTGGTGATGGTGAATTTATGATGAAAATAAGAAGAGTAATACCAGATTTTTTAGCACAAACTGGGGATGCAAGAATTACCTTAAACTTAAAAGATTTTCCAAATGATACTGCAGCTAGTTCATCATTAGGTCCATTTACAGTAACAAGTGGTACACAAAAAATTGATACACGAGCAAGAGCTAGATCAATATCATTAAAAATAGATAATACTAGCACAGGTCAATTTTGGAAACTAGGTACATTTAGAATTGATTATCAACCAGATGGTAGAAGATAATGGCAAGAATAATTCAATCTCTTACACAACCTAATAAAGAATATGATCAACAAATACAACAATCGTTTGTTAGAGATATTGATAGTATTGTACAAAAATTAAACACTACCTATCAACAAGATTTAAAAGACGAAGCAGAAGCGGAGGCATATTTCTTTGGCTAATTCATTTATAAATAAAAAAGTAGATTTAACTACAACAGGTGCTACAACATTATACACGGTTCCAACTGCTACAACTTCTATTGTAAAATCAATATTAGTGTCAGAAGACTCAGGTAATGCAGACACTATAACAGTTACTATTACTGCAGGCAGTGATGTATTTAGTGTATTTAAGACAAAAGCAGTGAGTGCTAATGCAACAATAGAACTACTTACAGCTCCTTTAATACTACAAGAAAGTGAAGTATTAAAAGTGACTGCGGCAACAGCCAATAGACTACATGTAATATTATCGGCCTTAGAATCTAAGCCTAGAGATGTTATAACATAGTCTTGATTTACTTGTTAAAAGCAAGTATTAGTATAAATTCAGGTGTAATTCCTGCTTTAACCAATAGACAAAAATTATGATATCAAGAGGACATATGCGTAGACAATTAAGAGCTAGTGGTGGCATTACGAATGCTAGACAAGGCTATGGTGTTGGTAGTTGGGTTAAAGAAAAAATTAGAAAAATTATACCAAATGAATTAGCAGATCTTGCAGTTAAAGCTGCACCGTTTGTTGCACCATTCTATCCAGGTGCTGCAGCAGCAATGAGAGGTTTTGGTAGATTTGATCAAAGAGGTAGTATAGGTGACGCGATAAGACAAGCAGGTGCAACTTATGCATTTGGTAAAGCAGCTGGAAAATTAGGTGGAGCGGAGGGTTCAGAATTATTAAACCCTGGTCGTCAAACATATACTAAAGCAGGTTTTGATGCAGGGCCTATAGGTAAAATGTTTGCAGGTGATCCAAGCAACACTAAAATAGCAACTGACGCAGCTAAAGGAACACAAGTAGGTGTGAAATCAGTTAGCGAAGCAACTAAGTTTATGAAAAACATTCCTATAATAAGGGATTTACCACCGTTAGTACAACAACAATTATTAGTAGGTGGAGTAACTAGTGCAGGAACTTATGTGTATGAAAAATTTCTTAAAGAAGAACCTCCAAAAGATGAGGGTGAAACTATGGAAGAATACA